ACCGGGAGTTTCACGAGATCATCTTGGGATTCCCCGAGAAGTACACGCTGCGCGAGGACCACGTGCGCTGGTCCATCCAGATCGAAGCCCTGGTGAGGGACATCCATACGGAGCTTCTGAGCGCCAAGGGCCAGGGGGTGAAGGGATGAAGACCGTCCGGGATATTCGGGGCTGGATCCTGCGCATCGTGGACCGCGGCGGGCGGTTCGGCGCCTCGGTCCAGCTCATCGGAGACAGCCTCTTCGGGCTTCGGGCCAACCTGACCCAGACCGAGATCGAGGACGAACTCGACTACCTGGTCCGCAAGGGATACGTGCGGCTGGAGGAGGTCAGGGTCAAGGGCGTGGGCGAGAGGCGGATCGCTTACGTGGAGCCCAAGGGGCAGGACCTCCTGGACGGCTCGATCCCGGCGGATCCGGGAATTCTTTTGGAATAGGTGCTTGAGTTGCTTGGGTTAGCGGGTTGCTTGGGTTAGCGGGTTGCTTGGGTTAGCGGGTTGCTTGGGTTCGGAACCCGAGTAACTCGAGTAACCGCCTAGCCCGAGTAACTCGATCAACCCGCGAACGAAGTGAGCGCGATGGGCGGGAAGAAGACCCGAAAGCGTTTCAAGGTGCAGGAACTCCCCGGGGAGATCCGGGAGGCGATCAACCGCAAGATCGTGGAAGGGCACACGTACGACCAGGTGAAAGCCTGGATCGATGAGATGGCAGACCGTTCGGCGTCAGGCGTTCAGCGTTCGGCGACAACCCCGCGAGACCAGGACGACGAACTCCGAACTCCGAACTCCGAACTGAGCGTTAGCCGTTCCGCCATCGCCCGGTATGGAAAGGATTTCCTGGGCCGGCTGGAGCGGGTGCGCATGGTCCAGGAACAGGCCAAGGCGATTCTGACCGAGACCGAAGGGCCGGGCATGGAGCTGGAGGAGGCGGCCTCCAAGCTCTTCAGCCAGATGCTCATGGAAACGCTCCTCGATCTGGACGATCTCAAGGCCCAGGACATCACGGATCTCCTTCACGCCTTCGGGAAGATCCAGGGCTCCAGCGTGAGCCGCGAGAGGCTCAAGGCCCAGATGCGGCAGAAGGCGGAAAAGGCCGTGGCCAAGATCGAAAAGACGGTGGGCAAGGGGCTTTCCCCCGGGGCCGTGGAAGAGATCCGAAGACAGATCCTGGGGATTGCGAGATGAGCACGGGCGCCGTTGGCGCCGCTCGAGGAGCGGCCCTCTGGGCCTTGAGGAGCGCTCACTTCGTTCGCTTGAGGCAACTGCTTTTGCCTCAAGGCCGCGCAGCGGCCGATCCTCAAGTGAGCCGCAGGCGAACGCTCCTCGAGGGGCGAAGCCCCGCTCCCCGAGCCGCGACGCGGAGAAAAGACAGAGATGCCTGAAGGGATGATGAGCGAGGATCGAGCCAGTCGCACCCCCGCTGTGCTACTCGGTTACCAGCAGCACTGGGCCGCGGATGAGAGCCCGGTGAAAGTCTGGGAGAAGTCGAGGCGCATCGGCGCCTCCTGGGCCGAGGCCGGGGAGGATGCCCTTCTCGCTTCGTCCTCGGGCGGGATGGACGTCTGGTACATCGGATACAACCGGGACATGGCCCGGGAGTTCATCGAGGACGCGGGGGACTGGGCCCGGCACTACCAGCATGCCGCGGAGCGGATCGAGGAGTTCGCACTCGATGACGAGGGAAAGGACATCCAGGCCTTCCGGATCCGCTTCGCCTCGGGCTTCAAGGTGGTGGCGCTCTCGTCTCGCCCCTCGAATCTCCGGGGCAAGCAGGGAAAGATCGTCATCGACGAGGCGGCCTTCCACGACGACCTCCCCGGCCTCATCAAGGCCGCGATGGCCATGCTCATGTGGGGGGGAAAGGTGGTCGTCATCTCCACCCACAACGGGGATGAATGCCCCTTTAACGAGCTCGTAAACGACGTCCGAGCGGGGAGAAGGCCGTACAGCCTCCACCGCACGACGCTCGACGACGCCCTGGAAGACGGCCTCTACCGGCGGATCTGCCTCCGGCTGGGAAAGGGCTGGACCCCCGAGGGGGAGGCCAAGTGGCGCCAGGCTCTCATCGACTTCTACAGGGACGACGCGGAGGAGGAGCTTTTCTGCATCCCGGCCCGGGGCGCGGACGTGTACTTCTCCCGGGCGCTTGTGGAGCAGTGCATGGATCCCGGGATCCCGGTCCTTCGCTGGGCCTGCAAGCCCGAGTTCACCGAGTGGCCCGAGCACCTCCGGAAGGCCGAGGCCGAGGCCTGGTGCGAGGAGAACCTTCTGCCGCTTCTCGCCACACTCAAGGCCAGCCTGGTGAGCTTCTTCGGGGAGGACTTCGGGAGGCTGGGGGACCTCACGGTGGTCATGCCCCTTCTTCAAATGCCCCTTCTCATCCGGGCGGCCCCCTTCGTCCTGGAGCTTCGAAACGTTCCTTTCGAGAGCCAGAAACAGGTCCTCTTCTATCTCGTGGACCGGCTTCCCGGCTTTCGTTACGGGGCGCTCGACGCCCGGGGAAACGGCCAGTACCTGGCCGAGGTGGCCATGCAGAGGTACGGCTCGAGCCGCATCGAGCAGGTGATGCTCAACCCCGCGTGGTACCGAGAGAACATGCCCAAGTACAAGGCGGCCTTCGAGGACCGGACCATCCTCCTTCCCAGGGACGCGGACATCCTGGAGGACCACCGGGCCGTGCGGATGGAGAAGGGGGTGGCCAAGGTGCCCGAGACGTTCAAAGGCAAGGGGGCGGACGGGGGGCAGAGGCACGGAGACGCGGCCATCGCCGGGGCCCTGGCCAACTACGCCAGGGAGGTAGGGTGGCGGGCCGGCCCGGTGGAGTACGAGTCCGTGGTCACGGGCCGGATGGCGGGGATCAGGGGGGCGTACTGATGCACGGAGAAGGACTGAGGACTGAGTTGAAAGTGCTGAGTGAAACACTCAGTCCTCAGCACTCAGCACTCAGTCCTTAAGGGAGCGGCAGCGAGCGATGGCGGTTCTCTACGACCAATTCGGCCGGGAGATCCGGGCCCGGGAGCAGCGCAGACCGGAGACCCGCGAGATCTCCGTGGCCCAGATCCGGGACCGCTGGTCCACGTACCCCTCCTCCGGCCTGACCCCGGTCCGCCTGGCGCAGATTTTCAAGGAGGCGGACAACGGAGACGTGCTCCGCCAGGCGGAGCTCTTCGAGGAGATGGAGGAGAAAGACGCCCATCTGGCCTCCCAGTTTCAGACCCGGAAGCTTGCGGTCCAGGGGCTGGGCTGGGAGATTCTCCCGGCCAAAGAGGGGAGCGAGGCCAAGAGGGCGTCTGAGTTCTGTACCGAGGTCCTGCAGCGGATCGATCTGGACGACGTGGTCCTCGACCTCCTGGACGCCTTGGCCAAGGGGTACAGCGTGGCCGAGATCCTCTGGGAGATCGAGGGTCGGGAGGCGCGGGTCCGGGACGTGCGGTGGGTGCACCCCAAGAAAGTCACGTTCTGGAACTCCATGACGCCCCGGGTTCTCACGGAAGAGAAGCCCGTGGAGGGGATCGACCCGCCTCCCTGGAAGTTCGTGTACCACCGGTACAAGGCCCGCTCGGGCCATGACACCCGGGCCGGGATCCTCAGGGTCGTGGGCTGGATGTACCTTTTCAAGAACTACGCCATCAAGGACTGGGTGGCCTTCGCCGAGGTCTATGGCATGCCGCTTCGCCTGGGCAAGTACGACGTGGGCGCCTCGCCCCAGGACAAGGAGGCGCTCCTTCAGGCCATCCGCTCTTTGGGATCCGACGCCGCGGGGATCATCTCCAAGAACACGGAGATCGAGTTCGTGGAGGCCCAGCGGACGGGCACCCTGGACATTTTCAACAGCCTCACCGGCTTTTGCGACGCGCAGATGTCCAAGGCCATCCTGGGCCAGACCCTCACATCCGAGGCGGGCGGCACCGAGGGCCAGGGCTCCTACGCCCTGGGAAAGGTGCACGCGGACGTAAGGCAGGACCTGGTCGAGGCGGACTGCAAGGCCCTGGGCAAGACCATCACCGCCCAGATCCTGAGGCCCCTTGTGGGGTTCAATTACGGCTGGGAGGTCCCCGTGCCGGAGTTCCGGTTCCTGTACGAGCCCCCCGAGGACCTCAAGCCCGTGGCCGAAACGTACAAGGTCATCGTGGACATGGGGTTTCCCTTGAGCGCGGAGCACGTCTCCGAGCGGTTCAAGATCCCCATGATGCAGGAGGGGGAGACTCCTCTTGCGCCTTCGGCGAGGTCGGAGTTCGGAGTGAGGAGTGAGGAGCGCGCTTCGCGCTTGAGGAGCGGGGCTTCGTCCCTTGAGGAGCGGCCGCCGCGCGGCCTTGAGGCACGGGTCCTTGCCTCGAACGACCCCGCCTCGGCGGGGGAGTGGTCCTCAAGCGAACGCAGTGAGCGCTCCTTCGGCGAGCGCAGCGATCCGGGCCAGGCGGCCATCGACGAGCTGGTGGAGAGACTGACGGCGGACGGACGGGAGCTGGATCCCCTCTTGGAGCCCGTCCTGGCCAAGGTGGCGGAGGCCTCCAGCTTCGAGGAGATCCTGGAGAGGCTCTACGACATGTATCCCCGGCTCGACACCTCCCGCATGGAGGAGCTGATCCGCCAGGCCACGTTCGCGGCGGACGTGTGGGGATATCTGCGGGCGAGAGAGGGGTCGGAATGAAATCGTTCGGCGTTGAGTGTTCGGCGTTGAGTGTTCGGCGTTCGGCGGAAATCCTTCAGGCCAGGATCGACGAACGACGAACGACGAACGTGGAGGGCGCATGCCCGACCTGCAGCTAGAGCCTCTGCCTTTTGCGGAAGCCGTCGAGTTCTTCCGGAAGAAAGGGTATTTCGTCTCCCCGGACTCCTGGCGGGATCTCTGGGGAGCCGCCCACGTGAACGCCTTCACCGTGGCCAAGGTTACGGCAATGGACGTGCTTCAGGACATCCGCAAAGCGGTGGATCAGGCAATCGAGAAAGGCATCTCGCTCCAGAGGTTCAAGGCGGATCTTCAGGATCTTCTCGCGCGCAAGGGGTGGATGGCGCCTCGAGGCGAAGGGGGGGGAGCGCTCAAGCCCTGGCGGCTGGACACGATCTATCGCACGAACGTGCAAAGCGCGTATCAGGCGGGAAGATTCAGGCAGATGCTGGAGACGGCGCCCAAGCGGCCCTATTGGATGTACGACGCGGTGGAAGACGGCCGCACCCGCCCCACCCACGCGGCCCACGATGGGAAAGTCTACCGCTTCGACCATCCGTTCTGGGACATCTGGTACCCGCCCAACGGGTTCAACTGCCGCTGCACGGTGAGTTCACTCAGCGATCGGCAGCTCCAGCGCAGAGGGCTCAACGAGGAGACCCAGGGCACGAGCCTCAAGCCCGATCCGGGCTTCGATTACAACGTGGGGCTCGAGGCCTGGAAGCCGGATCTCGCGAAGTACGTGCCCGAGGCGAGGAAGATCCTCGTATCCAACGGCGTGGGCCCTCCCCGGACCATGGACGAACTTCAGGCCCGGCTCAATCGGTGGAAGGATGGCATGGCCCAGACGGGGATCCCCACCTCGACGAAACCGATACGCCTCATCGATGACGCCAGCACACCGTGGCTGGGCTGGGCGAGATATCAGACCGGGGAGATCGGCATCCGGTCGGACGTATACGGCCGCATCCGCCGCAGCCTGCAGAGCGGCCGGGTATCAGGCGCCGAGGAGGCCGACGCCATAGAGACCCTGGTGCACGAATTGGGGCATCAGCTGGGAAGCCCGCTCGAGTTCCCCCGCTATAACCTGGACGACTCGTATTCGAAGCTCGCCCAGACCGTCAACGATCTGTGGGCCAGGCATTCGGCGGGAAACATCCTTCGGGGCATGGGGCTCCGGTACGACTGGCGGGAAATCGAGCGGCTGAAGCTGCGTCATCCATCGGGCTACCAGGATTACGTGGAGAGGATGCGCAGAATCCTGCGGGCGGCCGGCATTGACGAGGCCGAAGAGAAGACGCTCATGGCCGAGTTGAATACGGCCGTTGCGCCGGCGGATCTGTCGGATCGGATGTGGAGCGTCATCCGGAAACGGAAGCCAGGATTCCAGCCTCGGGGTGCGTTTGGAGAAATGCTCTTGTCCGAGGACAAGCTGGAGTGGCTCCTGGGGGAGCTGGCCGGATGAATCAGTCTTGGATGCAGCGGCAGGTGGAATTAAAGCGGATCAGGATCTCCAGATCCCGGCGAATCACCGGGTCGGTGATGCCGTCGAGAACGGCCGCCGCGTCCTGGAGCCGTTCCTCATGGATCAGATCCACGAGGGCGTTCGCCCGGGCCGCGTTCCCCTCGGGATCCGGAGCGCCCCGCTTTCGGGCGAGTTCTATGGAGAAATCATCGTACATAAACGGATTTTTAGCACCCCCAAAGGGGGTTGTCAACCGGAATTTGAGAGTTACTTGAGTCCAGCGGTTACTTGAGTTGCTCGGGTTCCGAACCCAAGCAACCCAAATAACCCGGGCAACCCAAGCAACCGCGAAGCGGAGCGAGCGATGGCGGTTCAACTCCACATCACGGTCCAGGACGAGAAGGTCCGGGCCCTTTTCGGGCAGCTTCAAAAGAGCATGGGGGACCTGACGCCCGTCATGCGGGAGGTGGGGGAGATCGTGCGGGAGTCCGTCATGCGGAACTTCCGGGAGTCCCGCTCCCCCGAGGGGGTTCCCTGGAAGCCCTCCCGCCGGGCGCTTCTGGGCGCAGGCAGGACCCTCATCGACACGGCCACGCTTCGAAACTCCATCCACGTTCGGCCCGAGAAGGACAAGGTGGCCGTGGGGACGCCGGTGGAATACGGCGGGGTGCATCAGGTCGGGGCCAGGCGGGGCTCCTTCGGACAGGTGATCGTGCGCGTCCGGGCCCACAGGCGCGTGACCCGGACCGGGAAGGAATCCACGGTTCGGGCCCATACCCGAAAGGCCATCCTCCCCTGGGGGGACATCCCGCCCAGGCCCTTCCTGGGGGTGAGGCGGGAGGACTGGGGCGAGATCCACGACGCCCTCACGGACTACCTCATGGGGGGAAGCAGATGACCGCTCACTTCGTGAGCTGGAGGATCGCTCGTTTCACTCGCTCAAGGAGCACTCCCCCGCCTTGGCGGGGTCGTTCGAGGAGCGCTTCGCTTGAGGCAATTGCCTCAAGGCCGAAGGCCGATCCTCAAGGGGCGAAGCCCCGCTCCTCAAGTGAGCGAAGCGAACGATCCTTCAAGCCCCTCGATTTCAGGGCCTGTACGGGGTTTTTGCCCGGGGTGGCCATCCTACCCCTGGGGTGCGGGGTTAAGCGTTTTTTAACCTAGGTTTTGGGGCCTTCTAGGGGCATTGGCGATGGGGAGAGGAAAGGATCCGGACCGGTATCCGACGCTGAGGCGTGTGATCGAGCAGCATTACGCCACGGTCACCGCGTTTGCTCGGGCATCCGGGATCCCCAAGCCCACGGTCGTCATGGTCCTCAAGGGGACCTACGGGAAGGGCAATGCGAGCGACGCCGTGCAGCGCGAGCGCATGGAGGCGTTTCTGATGCGGGACAGGCCGGATCTGGATCTCTCCGGGCTCTGGGCCGAGGATCGGCCCCCGGCGAGCGTGATCGTCGACATCCGCGCCGGGAGCACGCGGATCCACTTGGAGCTTCCGGCCAACGTGGTGAGGATCATGGAGGAGTGAGATGAAGGACCTGCTGGAAAGGATCGTCTGCGACATCCTGAGGCCCGGCGAGGGAGGAGCCCCCGAGTGGTTTCAGGCCATTCCGGCGGGACGGGTGGAGATGATCGGATACGAGCCCGCGATCATGGACGCGGCGGCCGCTTCCAGGCTGATCGCGGCTTTCCGCGATCTGGGCCGGGACATGGTCATCGACTACGAGCATCAGACGCTCGGCGAGGGCAAGGCCCCGGCGGCCGGCTGGATCCATGAGCTGGAATGGCGGGAGGGAGACGGGCTCTGGGCCCGGGCCAGCTGGACCGACGAGGCCCGGGGGTACATCGAGAGGCGGGAGTACCGGTACTTCTCTCCGGTTTTTTTCGTCCGGAAGGAGGACCGGAGGATCGTGGAGCTTTACAACCTTGCGCTGACCAACCAACCCAGGATGCTGGACATCCGGGCACTGGCGGCCAAGGCAAGACCCGAGAAAAGGAGGATCACCATGTTGGAGAAACTGAGAAAGCTGCTGGGGCTCCAGGACGACGCCACCGAGGACCAGGTCCTGGAGGCGGTCAAGGGAAAGATCGACGCCCAGCTGGCCGCAAGCCCGCTCGTGGCCGTGGCCAAGGCCCTGGGCCTCAAGGAGGAGGCGACCGAGGAGCAGGTCGTGGCGGCCGTGAAGGCCAAGAGGACCCGGCGGGAGGGAGAGGCTGTGGCGAGCCATGAGGTCTTGGAGGCATTGGGTCTGGAGGATGGGGCGTCCCGAAGCGAGATCGTGGCCACGATCCATGCTCTCAAACAGACCCCGAACCTGATCGAGCGGGTGGCCAAGCTGGAGAATGACCGGGCGCAGCGGGAGAAAGAGGAACTCGTGACCCAGGCCATCCGGGAGGGCAAAGTGACCCCGGCTCAGAGGGAGTGGGCCGAGAGCTACGCCATGAAGGACCCTGAGGGCTTCAGAATCTTTGTGGCCAAGGCGCCCGCGCTGATCCCCGTGGGAGACGCATGCGTGATCAAAGACAAGGGGAGGCGATCCGACGGCTTGGACGACAGCCAGATCCAGATCAACAAGATGCTGGGAATCTCGGACGAGGCGTGGAAGAAATACAACCCCGCGAGCGCGTGAGAGCGCGAGCGCGTGAGGGAGTTGATCCCTTGCGCCTTACGCCTTGCGCCTTGCGACCGACCGAAGGGAGGGAATAGATGAGCAATCTCAGCGCGGACAAGAGGACCGAATACCGGGAGGGCGTGGAGATCGCCCTGCCGGTGGATGCGGGAGACATCATTTACGCCGGGGCGCTGGTGTGCGTGGACGCAGACGGCAACGCCGTCCGGGGCGCGGACGCGGCGGGGATCATGTTCGTGGGCGTGGCCCGCGAATACGTGGACAACTCCCTCGGGGCCGACGGGGCGAAAACCGCCCTCGTCAGGAGGCGGGGCCTTTTCAAGATGACCCTCGGCCACGCCATCGCCCAGGCCAACGTGGGGGACCACGTGTACGTGGTGGACGATCAGACCGTGGACGTCCTGGCCCAGGTGACAAACGGTATTTTCTGCGGGGTGATCGCGGAGTACATCGACGCCACCCACGCGTGGGTGGACATCGAGCCTGCGTACTGGTCGACCGATGTGACCACCCACATCAACGACTCCAGCGGGGCCCATGCGGCATCGGCCATCTCCACCGCGGATGCCGGAGACCACTTCGCGGCCACGACGGACACGGTGGAGGAGCAGATCCAGGCCCTGGCCAAGGGGCCCTTCTTCCTGACCATTCCGCGCTTTACGGGCTGGACCAAGGACGGGGCGGCCCACGTGGTGCCGATCCCGCTGGTGGAATCCCCCGTCCCCGTCAGGATCAAGCGGGCCTATGCCAACCTGGGGACGGCCCCGGGGGCCGGAAAGACCCTCGCTCTGACGGTAAACGGGTCTGCGCTCCTGTCCATCGCCGACGCCGCGACCCAGGGGGAGGCCGAGGCGCTGGACATCGCCATCGCCAAGGACACGGACATCGCCATTTCGGCCAACGAGACGGCCGCCGGATCCGGCGCCAACTGCGACATCATCCTCGTCCTGTACGTGGACGACGGAGAGTAAACGAGTCCATTGAGTTGCTCGGGTTCATCGGTTGCTTGAGTTGAACCCGGGTAACCCAAGTAACCCGACAGACCTGAGCGAAGCGAAAGAAGGGAGGATAGAAACATGATGATCAATCAGGCAAACCTGGACGGAATCTACAAGTCTTTTAACACGATTTTCAACGAGGCGTTCGACGCCACCCCCAGCCAGTACCCGCTGGTGGCGATGGAGACCCCCTCGGAAGGCCGCTCCGTGGACTACAAATGGCTGGGCGCCTTCCCCATGATGCGCAAGTGGGTGGGAGATCGGGTCATCAAAGATCTCTCGGCGTTTCGCTACGAGATCGTCAACGAGCCCTTCGAGGCTACGGTGGAAGTGGATCGGGACGACATCGATGATGATCTCGTGGGGGTATACAAACCCATCATCCAGGGGCTGGGCTTCTCGGCCAAGCAGCATCCCGACATGCTCGTATGGGCGCTCCTCAAGGCGGGCTTTGCGACCCCCTGCTTCGACGGCCAGTATTTCTTCGACGACGATCACCAGGTGGCCGGGGGCTCCGTGTCCAATTACGGCTCGGGGGTGGGGACGCCCTGGTATCTGATGGACCTCTCCCGGCCCATCAAGCCCATCGTGCTTCAGATCCGAAAGCGGCCTCAGTTCGTGGCCCAGGATCGGCCCGATGACGAAAACGCTTTCATGCGTAAGAAGTTTCGCTACGGGGTGGACGACCGCAAGAACGTGGGCTACGGCCTCTGGCAGCTCGCATACGGCTCCAAGGCCGCGCTGGATGCCAGCGCGTACGAGGCGGCGCGGGCGGCCATGATCAGCTTCAAGAACGACGAGGGGGTGGGGCTGGGTATCGTCCCCACGCACCTGATCGTGCCTCCTACCCTGGAGAGCGCGGGAAGGAAAATCTTGGAGGCGGAGCATGACGCCTCCGGCGCCAGCAACATCTGGTACAACACGGCGAAGCTCGTCATGGTGCCGTGGCTGGCCTAAGTTCCGCGAGTGCGGGAGAGCGTGAGCGCGCGAGGGCGTAACCCCTTGCGCCTTACGCCTTGCGCCCTCACGGTTGACCGACTGAAAGGAGGCGATATGCCCATCCGTATCCGATCCAAGCGGGCCGGGTTTCGCCGCTGCGGGGTGGCGCACCCGGCCGAGTTCGTGGACCACCCGGACGACCGCTTCACTCCCGAACAGGTGGAGATCCTCCGGGCGGAGCCCATGCTCGAGATGGAAATGGTGGACCTCGGGCCGGCCGACCCCGATTCCATGACCGTGGTCAAGCTCCTGGAGGAACTCCAGGGAATCGGGGTGGCGGTGCCGAAGGGCGCCAAGAAGGCGGACCTGGTGGCCATGCTGAAAGAGATGAGAACGCGGGTTGCTTGAGTTCAGCGGTTGCTTGAGTTGCTTGAGTTAACCCAAGTAACCCAAGTAACCCACGCAACTCAAGTAACCCACGCAACAGCGAACGGAGTGAGCCGTGGCTTACTGCACGCTGGCGGAGATCAAGGCGCAGATCGACGAGCGGGATCTGATCATGCTCACCGACGACGCAGCGGCCGGGGCCGTGGACGAGGAGATCGTGGCCGCGGCCATCGCCGATGCCGACGAGGAGATCGACGGGTACGTGGGCTCGCGCCATCGCGTTCCTTTGAGCCCGGTGCCCGGCATCATCCGCAAGCAGTCGGTGGACATCGCCCTTTACAACCTCCACGCCCGCAGGAAAAGAGACATCCCGGAGCTGCGCCAGAAGCGCTACGACAACGCCATCCGCTTCCTGGAGCAGGTGGCCAAGGGAACCATCTCGCTGGGGGTTCACGACCCCGAGGGAAACCCGCCCCGGGCCGACCGGCCCGAGCTGTCCATCGACAACCCGGAGCGGATCTTCGACCGGGAGAAGATGAAGGGATTCTGACGTGTATGAGATCGCCGACATCGAAGACGCGTTCCTGGCCGCTCTGGGGCTGCTCCTGGGGACCAAGGACGAGGGCGGAGAGTGGATCCTGCCGCCGGTCGTGCGGGCGCTCGAGACCTACGGAGGGCAGCTGGACGAAGAGGAGATCGAGAAGGCGGCCCTGGGCTTCCCGGCCGTGTACGTGATCTGGTCCGGCTCGGATCTCAGGGAGGTCAACCGGGTGGATGCCGTGGCGGTTCGGGTCTCGGTCATCTTCTGCGACCGGAACCTGCGGGGCGAAACCGCGGCTCGAAGGGGCGCCCCCGAGGCCCCGGGGGTGTATGCGGTCATGGACCAGGCCAGAGCCCTGCTTCACCGGCAAAGGGTCCTGGCAAGTCCCGGCTGGACCACGGCGTCCCTCGACCGGGAGGGCCCGCTCGCCTACACCCGCGAGGGAGGGCTGGCCATCTACGAACAGGTATACGAGATCAAAGCCAGGCTTTGATCCCCGGTTCGACGGGTTGCTTGAGTTGCTTGGGTTGCTTGAGCTCGAACCCGAGTAACCCGAGTAACCCGAGTAACCAGAGATGACTGAAAGGAGGCACAAAGCATGCAATCTCCCAACGTTGAGAACTACCTCCTGGGCCGGGGCCGGATCTACTTCGACCGGTTCAACGCTCAGGGGCAGAAGCAGGGGTACATCGATCTGGGAAACGCCCCGGACTTCTCCGTGAACATCACCAAGGAGACGCTCGCCCACTACTCCTCCCGCTCCGGGATCAAGGTCAAGGACCTGGAGGTCGTGAAGGAGATCGCATCCTCCTTCCAGTTCACCCTTGAGGAGTTCTCGCTCAAGAACCTGGAGCTGGCCTTTCTGGGCACTTCAAGCGCGGCCAACCAGACGTCCGGCGCCCTCACGGCCCAGGACTACACGGCCCGGCACGACAAGTGGGTGGAGGTGGGAAAGAGGCAGCTTTCCAACTTCGTGCTCAAAAACGACGGCGGGACCGTGACCCACGTCCTGGGCACGGACTACGAGGTGGAGCTCACCGAGGGGCTCTTTCTGGCCAAGTCCACGGGGGCCATCGCGGACGGAGGAACGGTGGAGGTGACCTGCGACTACGCGGCCGTGACCCAGCAGAACCTGGCGGCCATGCTCTCGGCCGCGGTGGACGGATCGCTCAAGTTCGTGGGGGACCCCTCCACGGGACCCAAGATGGTCATCGACATCTGGAAGGGAAAGCTCATGCCCTCCGGGGAGATCGGCTTCATCTCGGACGACTGGGCCAAGTTCCAGGTTCAGTTCGAGGTGGCCAAGGACGAAAGCGGCCATCCCACCGAGCCCTACTTCCGGGTGGCGTATCTGGACTGAACGGGAAGATGAGCGCCCTTCGGGCTTGAGGAGCGGGGCTTTACCCCTTGAGGATCGGCCGCTACGCGGCCTTGAGGCAAAAGCAGTTGCCTCGAACGACCCTGCTCCAGCGGGGGAGTGCTCCTCAAGCGAACGAAGTGAGCGCTCCTCCAACGGCAAGCGGAGCGAGCGATGACCGAGCGAAGCATCTTTCCCGAGAGGATCGTCGAGGCGGGGGGGAGGAATCTCACCATCCGAGCCCTTTCCTTCCACGAGCTCATGGTGGATGTTCCCGAGCTGGTGGGCCGCGTCATGGACAAGATGGCCGGGGTTCAGGGGGAGATGACCCTGGAGGCCATGACCGCAGCCTGCAGCCGCGAGCTCCTGGAGCTTCTCTCGCGGACGGCCGGGGTGGAGCCGGACTTCTGGAAACAGGCCACGGCCGAGGAGGGGGCGGAGGCCCTGGCCGCCTTCGCGGAGGTGAACCTGTCCCAGAATTTTTTCGACCAGGTGGCCCGGCTGGTTCATGCCGGGCAGGGGATTGGTTCTCAGTGGTCCAGGCTCTTCTCAAACACGGCCACCGCTGGGGCGACGTCCGAAACTATACCCTTGGCCAAATTGAAGGCTTTGTCCGCGCCCTCGGGCCGGGTGACGAAACGTAGGTTGTAGGGGAAGTACGTTCGGCGCTCAGCGAAGGCCCGAACATGCAAGGTCGCCCAACGACGAACCCCAAACGCTGAACGGGAGGAACTTGTGCCTGCCCAGAACAAAGTCCAAATCGTCGTGGAGGTGCTCCGGCAGAAGGCCGAGGAGCTGCAGAAGATCTCCCAGGATCTCAAGCAGCTCGGCACCGACGGCCAGGAGGCCCTCAAGGGGGCGAACACTCAGGCGGGAGCCTTTCAGGGGAAGATCTCCGGGGTGGCCACCGCGGTCAAGGCCGCGGCCCTGGCCTTCGCGGCCTTCAAGGCCAAGCAGTTTCTGAGCGAGTCCATCGACGAGGCCATGAAGGCGCAGTCCGCGTTCACCGCCCTGGCCGTGACCGCACGCTTCGCCGGGGAGTCCATCGGAGTCGCGCTGGGGGAAGCGTCCAAACTCGCGGCCGACGGTCTCATCACCGTGGCCGAGGCCTCTCAGGCCCTTCAGAATCTTCTCTCCCGGGGATACGACCTGGGCCAGTCCGTGGAGATGCTCAACCGCCTCAAGGACGCGGCCGCCTTCAACCGCCAGGCCCATCTCTCCATGGGCCAGGCCGTGGTCTCCGCCACGGAGGGCCTCAAGAACGAGAACTCCATCCTGGTGGATAACGCCGGCGTCACCAAGAACGTCTCCGTCATGTGGAAGGAGTACGCGGCCCAGCTCGGAAAGAGCGTGGAACAGCTCACCCAGGCCGAGAAGCGCCAGGCGGAATACAACGGTCTTCTCAGGGAGACCGAGGGGCAGGTGGGAAACGCGGCCCGCTACGCCGAGACCGCAGCCGGCGCCCAGGCCAAGATGAACGCGGAGATCCTTCGGACCAAGCAGCAGATCGGAACAGCCCTTCTGCCCGTGATGCGGATCTTCTGGCAGGGGCTCGCCATCGGGGCCAGGCTGTTGGCCGACTTCGCCGCCGGCCTGGAGATCGTCTGGGCCAACATGGTGAAAGTGGCCCAAAAGGCCGCGGTCTTTGTCAAGCGGGGCGGGCTCCTGGGGATGATCATCGCCCCCAAGGGGATGAAAGAGCAGTTCGCGGAGATCGAGGCCGAGTTCAAAAAAAACGTGAACGACATCATGGCCCGCTGGCAAGGGGCCATCCAGCCCCCCGACATCGGCGCCGACACGGGCAAGCGGAGGACCGACGTGGTGCTCCGCGACCAGAAAAAGGCCGTGGATGACTTCGTCTCCGGAGTGAAGCAGAGCCTCGGGACGCTGGATCTCTCCATCGACAAGGACAACGCGGTGGCCTCCTTCGATGAGGTCCAGGCCCGGCTGGATCAGTTCGCCGATGACTACACGGGGAAGCTCCAGCGGCTCCAGCTGGATGAGAAGAACTATGGAAACGCGGTCCGAACCGTGCAGCAGGAGATTCTGAAAGCCAAGAAGACCGCTGCCGAGCAGGCCCTGGCAGCCCTCAAGTCCTCCATTGACCAGTCCATCGCCGAGGAGAAGCGCCTCGCGGCCGAGATCCAGAAGATCGAGGACGAGCAGAGAAAGAACAAGCAGTCCGGGGCCGACGCGCTCAGGGATATCGGGCGCCAGCAGATGACCGAGGAGGAGAAGTGGCGGGACCGGCAGCTGGAGATGGACGAGAAGCTCCAGGCCGCCCGCGATGCCATGAGTCGCGGAGAGACGGACCGCGCCCGGGAGCTGGCCCGGGAGGCCCAGGAGATCGCCAAGGGGCTCGCCCAGGTCCCCGAGGAGCTGAAGCTCAAGTACGGCGAAGACGTGGCCAAGATGTTCGGGATCCAGGAGGCGGAACGGGGCATCAAGGCATCCACGGATCTCATCCACCAGGCCCTCCAGGACGAAAAAGACCAACTCCGGGAGACGGCCGACGCCAACAAGCAGAAGCTGGAGGAGCTCAAGGCGCAGTTCCAGGAGCTTTCTCTCAAGGTGGAGGAGTTCCGGGGCGGGCTGGCCCGGATCGCCGAGGAGGAGATCGATCTCAAGATCCGGCTGGACGCCTCCGAGGCCGAGCAGAAGATCCGCGAGCTGCAGCAGCCCACCGAGTCCGTCCATACCGTGCGCGTCCAAACCGTGCAGGAATCCGCAAGCGGGGGTCTCGTCCGAACGCTGAACGCCAAACGCCCAACGGTTCTCGCCCGCGGCGGCCGCCTGGCCGGCTACGGGGGCGGGGACCGGATCCGGGCTCTCCTCGAGGCAGGGGAGTTCGTCATCCGTAAAGAGGCCGTAAAACACTACGGAGCGGCCTTTTTCGAAGCCTTAAACGCCATCCGAATCAACCTTCCCCGGCTGCCGGCGCCCCAGCTTCCGGCAATCGGGAATCGGCAATCGGGAATCGGGTACGCCGCCGGCGGGATGGCGGGGGGCGGTGGGTCCAACTTTGGAACGCTCATGCTCCAGATCCCGGGCGGGCCGAGCCTGGAGGTGCAGACCTCCCACGACCGGCTTCGCCAGTGGGAGCGGGATGTGGAACGCTTTCGCAAAACCAGATAGACAGGGAGAACAACGATGGGAAAAGCCTGCCATGACGACTTCCTCGACGGGGCGCTGAACATCATCAAGAACAATGCGACCCTGATGACTCTGTGCTCCCAGCAACCCGCGACCCGGGATGAGGCCATCACAACCTATGCCCTGGCCGATGTTTCGGTGTCCTCAACGGACTTCACGGCCGCGAACGGGGACGCATCCGGGCGGAAGCTCACGGTCGCCGCCAAGAGCTCGGTCACCGTGGACGCCTCGGGGACGGCCACCCACATCGCGATTGTGGACGGGACCCGGCTTCTCTATGTGACGACGATGACATCCCAGGTCCTCACCTCCGGGAACCTCGTGAACATCCCGGCCTGGGACATCGAGATCGCCGATCCCACGTAAGGGGCGAACGTCATGGTATCGCTGGACGGCATCGAGCTCCCGGATCTGATCTGGGAGGGAGAATTGGGGTGGGCCGGGGTGGAGGCCTCCAAGGAGGTCACCGTGGGGGGCAGGCCCATCGTCTGGGCCCATCCGCTGCAGGCGGGCCGCCCCATCGATCTGGTCTCCCGGGACGGCCTGGGATGGCCCACGCGGTCCCAGCTCCTGGCCCTCAAGGCCCTGGCCGCCATCCCCGGGTGGGTCGGGGTCCTGAATTACGAGGGGACATCATACCGGGTGCGGTTTCGGATCGAGGATGCTCCCTGCATCGACTTCGAACCGCTCAACCCACGGCCGAACCAGGCCGATGGGGATTACTACCCCGACGGGGTGATCAAGCTGGAGACGGCATGACGGAGATCACGATCCGGGATGAGGCCAGGCAGCAGGAACTCAAGTTCAAACTCAACGACGAAGGGGACGCCGTGGGCTATGAGGTGTACTTCGACCATCCGCGGCCAATGTCCTCTTTCATCAACTACTCGGCCTTTCAGATCCCACCCACCCTTGGGAAGCCCCCGGGGGCGGGGGCGATCCCGCCGAGTATGCCGAGGCCCTGCGGAGGGAACTGAATGGTCCGTTGAGTCCATTGGGTCCGTTGGGTCCGACCCGATAGACCCGATAGACCCGATAGACTCGATAGACCCAACAGACCCGACGACCCGACAGACCCAAAGACGGCGAACGGAGTGAGCCATGCAGCAGACGGATCTGAAACTGTACAAGAGCAAGGTGGTCTCCGATTCCGCCGGAAACGGGGGCCGGGAGGGGGCGACCGAGGTCGTCTCCGGGGTCCTGGCGAACGTCTTCCCGAAGGTCGGGCAGGCGGAAAGGATCGCCGGAGGGAGCCGCTGGCGGAAGATCTCCCTCCATCCGCAGGTCCTGGCCTCCTCGTGCAAGGCGTTCCTCTCCACCCTCTCCACGGCGGAGGACCACTTCGCGCTCGTGGCCGGGGGCCACACGGACACCCAGGGGGATCTCACCGGTACCGAGAAGATGCACGCCTCGGGATCCCTGAACGGGGCCGCTGCGGCCGGGGCCACCCAGGTGGTCGTGAACTTCGAGGACGCCGCGGACGTGGACCTGGCCAATGGCGATGCCCTGTGGATCTACGGGATCAACGGCCAGATGTTCAACACCGTTTCCGGGGCCCCATCCTGGAACGGGAACCAGGCCACGATCACCCTGGGATCCCAGCTCAACGTGGACTATCCCCAGGGGTCGATCTGCGCGATGGTGCTTGAGATCGGAACCCTTCAGCCTTCCTTCGATACCTGGGCCGAGACCTCCGCGGCCGGGACCTATGACGAGGCGACCTACCCGCCCACCCTGGCCCAGGTGGGAACCGTGCGGGACGACTTTACGATCACCTTCACATCGGCCACGGCCTTTTCCTGCTCCGGCCTCTACGAGGGGGCCGTGGGGACGGGCCAGGTGTCCCAAGACTTCTCCCCCATCAATCCGGCCACGGGCACGCCCTATTTCACCATCGACAAGGACGGCTGGGGTGGGACCTGGGCCATCGGGAATACCGTCACCTTCAAGACCTACCCCGCCTCCAAGGGCCTCTGGCTCAAGGAGATCTGGCCGGCCGGGGCTTCGGCCCAGGAGAACGTCGTCTATCTGGACATCGATGCCGAGTGAGGTGACGCATGCCACGAAAGCTCCCGCCAACGGCCATCCCTCACTGGAGACCCCTTGACGACGTCCTCCCGGATCGCCCGGATCGGAACTATGAGAAGGTCGAGAAGGGGGATCTCCGGATCCAGATCGAGCCCGCCTTCAACGCCCTCCATGACGATCTGACCGAGGCGTACTACCAGCACTGGAAAAAGGGGGAATCCGCGCCCTGGTTCGGCTATGACGTCCAGGCCACCCCGGAGGAGTCCAAGGCCCTCTTCGATTCTCTCCACGGGCTCATCTTCAACCACCTGGAGGCCCAGATGGCTCGGGCCGAGGGGGAGGATGCCTCCGAGGCCGTGGCCGCGATCCATGAGCGAAGAAAGAAGGGGGTGGACATCAAGGGGGCCCTGGCCGCCATTTCCGCGCTTGCCGAGATTGACTGATGGCATTCACCCTCCTCGCTTCCGAAACCCAACTCACCCTCCCCGCCCATGGGTCTTGGCAGGATCTCGACCTGTCCTCCCTCGTCCCTTCCGGATCCACCGGGGTCATCATCCGGTATTACTCGCCCAACTCGACGGGCTACGGCTTCCGAAAAAACGGATCCACGGACAACGTGACAGCCGCCATGCTGGGCCTCGCCTGGGTCTACATCGGGGTCGATGCCGGCCGCGTGGTGGAGATATTCCGTGCGGACTCGGCCGGGGTCGCGTATCTGGTCGGGTACTTTGGAAGCGACGCGGTATTCTTCACGAACGCGACGAACAAGACCGTCCCCGACACCACGAATTACAACGACATCGACATATCGGCCAATACCGGGACGGATACGGCCGTGGCCTGCTTCGGGGAGCTGGATTTTGCATCCGGCTATTGCGCCCTTCGGAAAAACGGCTCCACGGATACGCTTCGCTATCCCCTCACCCACGCCTGGGGATTTGTGGCCGTGGACGGTTCGGAGATCTTTGAGGCCAGGTTCAGCAACACCGGCCTTTACTTCAAGCTCATCGGCTACATCAAGGACACGGCCGGGGGATGCACCTGGAACACGAACGGCCAGAACATCTCCCTGGGGAGTACGGGGACCTATCAGGACCTGGCCCAGCAAAGCGGGAAGATCGCCCAGCTTATCCAGGCCGCAGGAGTGACCAACGGGCAGCATCAGATCGCGCTTCGGCGCAAGGGCGACGCGATTGACGTCTATACCTACGGGGCGAGTTATGCTCGGGCATGGGCGCTTGTCGGATGCGACGGAAGCGGTTACGGTCAGGGCAAGATCGCCGACCTAAACGCCGACTTCTGGTGCATGGCGACTTTCGCCGAGACGGCCGTCAACCTGACCGTCCAGGAGGCCGCCCACGCCCATTCGGCCGACTCTCCCGCGATCACGCAGGAGCACAACATCGCGGTCGCCGATGCCGCCCATGCTCACGCCGTTGACAACGTGACCGTTGTCTTCGAGATCCTGCTTTTCGTCCAGGAGGCCCTCCACGCCCACCTGGCCGACTCCCCGGCCGTCACCCAGGAGCACAATATCACCGTGGCCGATGCCCTCCATGTCCACCTGGCCGATGAACCCCTGGTCAAGGAGGTCGTCCGCCGCCTGTTCGCCATTCTGAACCGCTTCACCGCCCGGAACTCCGTCGCCATCCTGACCCGGTTCCAGGTGGGGCGGAGCTTCGCGCTTCGAAACGAGCTGATCGGGGCCTCCGTGAGGCGATCCATCGCCATCCGAAACGCCTTCCTGGAATCGGCCCACCGGAGCTTCGCCCTGGTGAACGCCCTGGGCGGGGCCGAACCCGTGCGCCGGCGGTTCATGCTGCGAAACACTCTCGACCCGGAGACCGTGGCCCGGATCCTCATGCCCGCCTTCTCCGTCGCGCTTGGCGGGGAGGACATCACGGACGGGGTCATGGGCGCCTCGATCACCATGGACGAGGACGCCTTCTGCAACGAGGCGAGCCTCCGCCTGGCCGGGATCAAGAGGCTGGATGACTTCCAGGCCCTCCGGGGGAATGGGGAGGACGTCCTCGTGATCACCATCGAGGGGCTCGGCTACCGCTTCCTGGTGGAGGACGTGGAGCTGTCTAAGGCCGTCCAGGGGGAGCATCTGGCCGTCTGGGGGAGGAGCAGGACGGCCCGGCTCGCGGATCCCCGGTATTCGGATCCCGTGACCAAGATCTGGACCGAGCCCGTTCTGGCCTCTGCCGTGGCGGCCGAGCTTGCTCCCGATTTCTCCATCGCCTTCGGGCTGGATGATTGGGTAATCGGGGCGGATGTGCTTTCGGCCGAGAGGGAGATGCCCATGTCCCTCCTGCAGCGCCTGGCCGAGGTCCAGGGGGGCGTGGTGCGATCCGGACCCGGAGGGGAGCTCATCTTCCGGAGGCGCTATCCCGTATCCCCCGCGGATCTTCCCCAAGCCGCGCTCGATGCCACGCTTCAGGAGACGGACAAGCTCTTGGTCGTCACCGACCGCCGCCACCTTTCCGAGGGGTGGGACGCCGTGACCGTGGAGGGAAAGACCGGGGCGAACGACAGCCCCGCGCTCATCGTGGAGCTGGACGACGACCGAAACCACGGGCGGACCCGCTTCCTCCCGGGGGAGGAGGCATTTGTCCGGGTCTATCCCTCCCCGTTCGATCTCGATTATGCCCACCAGATCACCCTCGGGCAGGCCGCCCGGATCGGGACCTTCTCCCGGGAGATCTCTGGGGATGACGCCGAGGAGATCCAGGTCACAGACGGCCGGGCGGGAGCCCGCTATCCCCTGGTCTCGGTTCTGTCGATCTCCTGGGACGGGCGGGAACTCACGGACCCCCGATGGGATCCCGGGGGGCGGGAGATCCGCTTCTCCGTGGTCGAGGGATGCGCCGGGACGGGCTTTCTCCACCTGGAATACACCACCCGATATGACCTCTGGAAGGTCCGGGCGGACACCGAGGGCACGGCCATCCTGTGCCTGGAGGATGAGGAGGACGCATGACCCGGGCGAGCATATCCATCCCCTTCGAGCTGACCCCCGATGACGATTCCCTCACCCTGGAGCTGGACGATGAGCGGAACGCCGGGGTCTCCTCCTTCGGTCTCGGGGCCACGGCATGGATCCGCGCCATCACGGATGAGGCGATCGCCGTGAAGGGATCCACCCGCGGAAGCCTTGGAGTGGACCGCCTGCATCTTCGGTTCGAGGAGGAAGAGGATCTGAGCTTCGTGGATACGGACCGCGGCGCCCTGCGGTATCTTCCCCTCCGGATCATCTCCCACAACTGGCTCGGCCGGGGGCTGGGAAACGTCACCTTTGACCACAAGACCGTCCAGGCCGCCCAGGAGGGATACGGGATCCTCCGGGTGAAGTACGAGGTGGCCTATGCTTCGCTGAAGCTGGAGGGGGTCGCGGAAGAAGGTCCGGTCCTGATCTGGGCCGAGGATGCCGCGGGCCGCCAAGGGAGCCTCAACGTCCCCTTCGGGGAAAGGGAAGGCGGGGAGGAACTCGTCACCGTCACCGTGAAGAGCTACTGCACGGACTTCCCGATCCCGGGGGCCTCGGTCTGGGTGGATGGGCAGTTCAAGGGGACCACGGACGGATTCGGGAGGCTCACCCTGGGCAAGTACGCCGCGGGGGAGCACACCATCAAGGCCGCGGCGCCGGGCTACAAGGACTCGGACATCGATGGACTGGCCAATGACAGCTTCCGGGTGGGATGAAAGAGTCCGTTGGGTCCGTTGAGTCCATTGAGTCCGTTGGGTCCGACCCAAAAGACCCGATGACCCAATAGACCCGACGACCCGATAGACCCGTTAGACCGCTGAGCGGAGCGAGGCAGCCGATGATTTCCGTCAAGTGTATCCGGGGGGCCGGGATCAAGGAGGCCCCCAAGATCCAGGATGAGATGATCTCCACCGAGCATCTCGCGGTCCTCCGGGGCACGGCCTTCCTGGACGAGGCCTATTACAACCGGACGGGGCGAACCGTGAGGATCCCCTATCAGGACATCCGGGACGGCCAGGTGGTGCGGGCGGAAAGCCCTCGCCTCGCCGAGGGGAATTACCTGGTGCGGGGGGTCTCCATCGACATCGGCCCCGCGGGGAAGATCACCGCGACTCTTGATCTGGAAGGCGAATATGAAGCTCCTGAATAGCATTATCAAGGGGGCCGCGTCCCCGAAGCGGGCCGTGGAGAAGGCCCGGGTCGTGGAGGTCCGGACGGGACGGGCCAGGCTTGCCACCTCCCAGGGGGAGATCTGGACCCGCTGCGCCCTGTCCGTCACCGCGGGGAATTGGGTCACCGTGGCCCGCATGGACGGGGAGCTTCAGGTCCTGGCCCTCGCCCGGGCCCCCAGGCAGCAGACCAAGATCGTGAGGGTGTGACCGTGGATCTCACCCTCCATCTCTGCCCGGATCCCTGGGAGGTCCCGGGGATCTCGACGCCCCAGGGATACGCCCCCCTCCAGACCTCGTCCGACGACGATCTGGGAACCACCGAGGTCGCCCTCCGGCTTCTCCCCGATGGCCCCCCGGGGCCGCGGATGGAACTCGACCTTTCCCTGATCGGGCTCGGACAGAACGAACTCTCCTGCCTCATGTGCAAGGCCATGAAGCCCAAGGATGTCCGGGCCGAGGCGGAGGGGAAGCTCGTCTCGATCATCAACGACGAGCGGGCCGCCCGCCCCGATTGCACCCTCTGCGAACCCCTGGGGTGGGACTACCGCCTTCGAAGCGCCTCCCTGGGGATGCTGGGCCACCTAATCGGGGGGCAGTCCCTGAAATACCCGGAATACTACCTTCAGGGGGCGGGGGTCTCCTGGTTCCGGTGGGGCGCCATGAACGGCTTCGTCCCCAAGACCTACGGGCAGGGGGTCGCCCTCAAGGATGAGGAGCTGCGGGCCATCGTGGCGGGATGGCTTTCCGAGGGGCCCGAGGCCGGATGGCTCATGGACGGGAGGATGCTCCGGATCGGGGCCGCGGCGGGCTGGACGAACGGGCCCCCCTCGGGGTGGCATATCGTCGTATTCGTCGCGGACGGGGAGGAGCAGACGGCGGAGATCCCGGAATTCACCGGGGGGCTTCCGGCCCTCCCCTGCGGGTATTCCTGCATCCGGAAGCTCCAGTACTTCAGGCGGGTGGAAACGACCGGGGGGGCGAACCCGGGGACCGTCTTGAGCGACTACATCACCTTCAAGTGGCGGACCCCGGAGGTCTGCAATCTCTGGAAGGTCCAGCTCGGGGGGGACGTCCGGGGGGTGCGGGCCACGTGGCTTTGTGGGACAGGCCCGGGAGACCAATGCACGGGGGAGATCCCCCCCACGAAATCCCTCGCCCCCATCCTTGGCGGGAAGGAGATGGAGTTCGAGATGAGGGACATTCCCCCTTATCCCGGGGAGCTCTTCACGGTCTGGGGATGGCTCCACGGGATGGGAACGAACCCCTGCAATCCCGTTCTTCTCGTGGCCGGCTATTACTCCCATTTCTGCTACACCTCGGGGGAGATCCAGGCCATTCGGCTCTATGAGAACGGGACCGTGCTCGATGAGATCACCGAGGGGGAAACCCCGGCGGGGTGGGTAGGAGACACCCGCCTGGCCTACCTGGTCAATTGCGAGGGGACCCCGATCACCGTCAAGCCCACGGACTTCGCAGGCTACCAGATCGGGGAAAGGGTCGTCATCCACAAGGGGGGAACCCACAACATGCGACAGGCCGGGGGCGGATTCCAGAAGGAAGCCGGATGCCAGGACCCCGAGGGCGGGACCCCGTATGATCTTCTTCGCTGGGACCTGGTTCGGCCCTTCCCCGATCTCCGCGACGGGGAGATCGTCCCGGCCAGGTTCTGGGGGATCTGACATGCCTCGCCTTCTCCAGGACGACCATACGACCATCCTCGACACCTTCCACCGATATGCCCGGCTCCTGGCCATCGACACGGCCCAGGACACGGGCACGATCCGCCTCCTGGACGGGGACGGAAACGAGACCGGGGATCCGATCTCGGGGGTCCCGCTTTACTTCCACTGCGAGCCCTCCTCCCAGATCCGCGTGAACGGCGCCCTGGAAGGGGCCGCCAAGGCGTTTCGGGAAGAGGATCAGGTGGTCGTCCGGATAGAGGAGGGGATCCCCCTTGTCCTCGGCGTGCGTGGCCTCCTGAGGCCCTGCTATGCGCCACACGGGGTTTTCTTCCAGGGGGCCTCTGTCACCCTCCGGGAGATGGAAGGAAAGGCCCACCTGGGGACGCTCAACTTCAAGGATCCGATCGCCTGGGGCTCGGCTCAGGATGTCTGGTTCCTGGGGAGCATGTACTGGGTGGTCGACGGGGGGGCGGTCAAGTACAACGCGGCCGCGGGATGGTACCAACCTCGGGATGCGGGTGGGGAGGTAGCCTGCGACGGCCTTCCCGGGGACGTCACGTATATGGGCGTCCGGGTGGCGGGGAACTACGCCTATATGACCCTCACCCGGGAGGGGGATGACAACTATCTCTGGGTGTACCGATCCTTAAACGGGGTCGACTGGACGGCCGTCACGGTCTATGACGTCGGGGTCAGGCCCACGGGGCTGGATGGTTATTCCAAGCGGGCCGTGGGGACGGGGTGGATCCGGTGGGGGACGGATCGCTTCTGTCTGACCCATCACGCCAAGACCGACGAGGGGGCGGGATACCCCCAGGACTTCCTCCGGATGTATCGGATCGGGCTCAAGACCAAATACACCTCCCTGGGCGAGCTGAACACGACCGTGGAGGCATGGACCATGTACGCGGATGTCAATTCGGATATCCAATTCTATTTCACCCAGGAGGCCGCCTTCACGGTCGAGGGTGGATTTGTGGATCTCCAGCTCAATCAGATCTATTAAGGGGGGAGCATGGGAGTCGCCGTCCCGAGATACAGCACCCAGAATTTCTTCCTCCGGAAAGGGGTGATCAACTCCTGGTATCTGGCCGTGGTGGAGCAGTTCCCCACCAGCCTGGATTCGATCTGGCAGACCACCTTCGATGGAGGATGTAAGGCCTGCGCCGGATGGTGGGGCGCTCAGAATCTTTGTCATGGATCGGCCCTCCTCTCTGTGCCTCATTCCAACTATAAGCGGTTTCACGCCTTCCTGGTCTTCTTCGAATCCGATACCCCGGTCATCACCTTCGATCCCGAGGCGGTCTATACCCTCGGCGGGACGTGCGTGAAAACGGATTACCGGGTGGCGACCGGCTCCACCGTGATCGATTCATGCGTCACCTGTGGCGAGGGGAACCCTCAATGGTTTGCCTGTGACGCCCTCCCGACGCTCGGGGCGCATTATCACGGGCAGACCTGGAATGACTGGACCCTCGCCCACGTGGACAATCCCGATAAGAAGTGGTTCCGGGATATGTGGAACGCCATTGCCAGGCCCCAGTACCAGATCGCCCCCGGGGTCATGGCCCCCATCGAGCCTCCGGGGGATGTCTTCGAGGTCTTCTATGGGCAGATGTTCGACCTGGCCGGGGATGCGTCATATTCGGGGGATGGATGGTGCCAAGTCTTCTACGGTGGGAGCGAGGAGAATTGTCTTGCGTCCTCTGGATGCACCTATCCACCCTATGGGGCCGAGATGACATGGAGCGTCATCCAGCCCAACTGGGGAATCCAGGGTCCGACCGAACTCTATCCCTTCGCCCTGAAGAAGAACGGCTCCGCGATGGGATACGCCCCCGGAATGCGGGCCACGATCTACAACCCGTGAGGCAAAGGAGGCAGGGCGGGCCCGGAGGCCCGCCCGAGGTTGGGGTGATAGGAGCAGGCGAGGAGGGTGGCACCCCTCCCCACCGACCCGCAGGTTGCGCTGCGGGCCGCGGCCCGAGCCGCTGCCCCCACAAAGGGGCAAGCAAAAGCAGGGCCAGAATCGAGATGGGGAGGAGAGGCGCCCGATGGACAGCCCGCTTCAGTACCTGGGAGGAAAGAGCCGATTATCGAAAAGCATCATCGAGAGGATCCCCAAGCACGAGACCTACTGCGAGGTCTTCGCAGGGGCGGCATGGGTATTTTTCCGAAAGGAACCCAGCAGATACGAGGTGATCAACGATCTCGACTCGGAGCTTGTCGCCTTTTACCGGGTGCTTCAGCACCACCTGGAGGAGTTCCTGAAGCAGTTTCGATGGCTTCTGGCATCCAGGGAGTGGTTCGAGGACTGGAAGAGGCAGATGGAGGCGGGAGGCCTCACCGACATCCAGAAGGCCGCCAGGTATTACTACGTCCAGCGTCAATGCTTTGCCGGGAGGGTGAGGGGAAGGACCTTCGGCGTGGGCCCGGCCCACAGGCCCCGGGTGAACCTCCTCCGGATGGAGGAGGAGCTCTCGGAAGTCCATCTGCGCTTGGCAGGCGTCGTCATCGAGCACCTCTCCTGGGAGGAGTTCATCCCGCGGTACGACCGGGAGGGGACCTTCTTCTACCTGGATCCTCCCTACTGGAAGAAGCCCTTTTACCGGCACAACTTCGTGCGGGCGGACTTCGAGCGGCTGGCAGACGTCCTGGGGGAGGTCAAGGGCAAGTGGATCATGTCCATCAACGACGAGCCCGAGATCCGGGAGATCTTCGGGCGGTTCCACCTGGAGACCGTCACCCTCAGCTACTCGGCCCCCAACGGCCCCAGACCGGAGGGGCGGGAGCTGCTTGTAGGGAACCTTTGAATGAGGTTTTTCGGGCATTCAACTGCCCGTTTAATAGGGGGAAGGCTGTGGCCACCGCGCTCTCGGAGTCAGGTGAGGCATCACAACCACGGCCGACTCGACGGGGATACTGGGCCGGCAGTACGCGTATGTCCCTGGCGGAGTCCGGAACCCGACCCAAGTCCCCAGCGGTGACGACCGCGGGAGAGCTGATCCGTAGTTTTGAGGGCTGAGAATCGCCTGCGCTGCGCGTGAAAAACCGACCTCCCGCAGCGGGCGCTATTTTTGCGTACTTCTTCGCGCGCATCCGGGTTGGTGACATTTTCTGTTGCAACCGGTGACATTTTCTGTTGCAACTGACACTGAAAAGGAACATTGGGAGGGAGCAGTTTCCTATCCCGGCAGAGTGCCTGTTCTCAACTTAGGCACCCCAATATCTGGTGGTTCTCGGTTTGCTGTCTCAAGTGTCTATATTGCCATAGTCAGGCCTGATCCGGTCCGCCGGGATACTTTCCATCTTCATTCCATTTGTGCAATGGCCGAAGGATTGGGCGATATCTCTTCTCTACGAGCCGGAAGATTTGCCTCTCCACATCGTCTTGGATCCCCTCCCCCTATAACCTGCTCGCCCCCTTCACGCCGGTAGCAACCCCCATGCGGTGAACGGGGGAGCTGTTTTTTCTTGACACAGCCGGCTCGTCCGGTTAGGGTCCCCGGAGTTTTCAGTCTGCCGGTCGGTCTTCGTACGGCCCCACCAACCACCGTCTTCTGGAGTGA